TTGTTATTCTGATCAGCATCAGCTATTCTATCTATTGGTGGTCCTTCTGCTGATGTACCATCATGTGAGTGGCCTGTAGATTCGTTAAAGGCTGCTAAAACTTGGTTAAGTTCTGCATTAATTGGTGCTGCTGATATAACCTCACCACTAACTATTTGCGCTGCTGATTGTCTAGTATATCCTGCCATTATCTGTATCCTGCATCCTGGTATGTTATGGAGAACCCACTAACACTGTAAGGTGCTTGAGTTCCTGTTGATGTTATGACCAAAGATATAGCTCTCCCTGATCCTTGGACATTAGTCTCTAGCACTGGACTAGTCGAACCATCAAACTTAAATGTAGCATCATATGTGCTATTTGTAGTCGTATATCTTGCTAATGAACCTGCTGTTGTTAAAGAATACGTATTTGGGTTTGGCGTATTAGGATCATCCCAATCATAAGCAATACCTAAGTTGATTGTAGATTCTCCTTCTGGCCTAGTAAATAAGGTGATATGCTGATATATTTTGCGTTTTTCGGTAGAGTCGAAATATAAAAAGGGAGATGCATAAACTGCCGTAACATCAGCAGTATCAAAAGTACTACCAGATTCTTGCTGATATATCTCACCATTTAAATCCCCATGTAATACAACTTCAACATCATTAATTAAACCACTGGTAGCTACAAAAGCTCTTATACCTAGTAACTCACCAAACTCCCAACCTACTCTTCTATCTGCAAACCTAAGTCCACCTATTATACCTGCTGTATCTGAGGCAGCTGTAGTTGTCTTAGGAAAGAAGTAACGGAACTGAGATTTATTTCTAATAACCACAGAAGACATATTAGTTAAGTCATGTGTACTAGGCAGTGATTGCAGCAACTGTTGTACAGGTTTAGAAATAGTTTCAAGTTCTACGTCACCAATTCTGGCAGTACCTTGAATAGGACGAATACCATCAGAAGCTAAAAATAATACATCACCACCTAATTCAACGATACTATCTGTGGCAATACAACCAATGTTATTTGTTACTTCCTGTTGAGAAAAAGTTGTACCCTCTAGCACAATTTTTTTTATTTTATCTTTTCCAAATACAAATAAAGCATCTCTAAATTTTGCTATCCCAACAATATTAAAACCTAAATTAAAAGAATCAGCATCTCCTCCTGATGTAAATGTACTGTCTGTATTTGAATTTGTATGTATAAGAATATTTGGTCCTAAATGACTTTCAGGAAAACCTGCAAAAAATTGTTTGCTTTTAAAATCTGTTGTAAAAGCTGCTCCAGATTGGTTATTTAAAAAATTAGAACTTCCATCTGTTGAAAATTCTGTAAATGTTGTTTGATCATATTTTGCAGGTACATTAACACCATCACATATAATTACGGTAGTAGAACCTGCAAATGAAATTTCACTAGTTCGTAATTTTGAAACTCCTATATTAGATCTATTAGAAGCAATTGGAATCCAACCAGAAGTAGTATATTTATATATAGAATATGATTGACTGTATGTAGCTGTTACTGATGTACCGCCAACACCACTTGCAGTAGATGTAGCATTAGATGTAAAAGATACTGTGTAAGTATTAGCATCTGTTACACCTGTAACTGCCATTTCAACAGCGTTTGGAGTTATACCTCCTATAGCTGCACTACCTGTAAATGTTACTTTGTGTCCTACAGATAAACCATGACTAGTATGTGTTACTGTTATTGTTGCGCTACCATTAGATACTGCAAAAGGATTGTCTGGTAGATCTTGTGTAATTGCATTTACTTTAAATGTTACTGAACTTCCACCATCAGTAGCACCAGAAGATGCAGCAGAAGTAAAAGCTACAGTATAACTATTAGCATCTGGTACAGATAGTATTGCCATGTCTACTCCATTTGGAGTAATTCCACCAACAGCATCAGATCCTGAGTATTGTATTCTATCTCCAACTGCTAAACCATGACTACTATGTGTAACAGTTATCGTTGCACTACCGTTTGTAACAGTAAAGGGATCATTTCCTAACGAACCATTATGATCTTTTAAGTTTCTTCTAGCTGCATAAGGAACACCATTTAGTATCCAAAGACCTATTACTGGTCCTACACCTGACACAGTACCGTAAGTTGAATCGTAATCTGCATAACCATTAATACGTCTGTAACCACCAAACTGTGATACTTCCATATTTAACATACGTAAAGCTGAACCAGGATTACTACTAGCTAGTGCTAATGCATCTTCATTGGTAAATAAACCGCCTTTGGCTAGGACAGTTACATCCTTTAAAGCGTCTACCATTAACCATTACCATGCGGTACATTTATTAATCGGCTTACGCGAGTATCTCTTACATCAGTAAACCTGTTAATCAATAGAGTTCTCATACGATCAATACCATCATCAAATCTTGATTTAATCAATTGAGCCTGTTGAACATTATCTCTAAACATAAAACAATGATACAATGCACCATCTATAACTACGTGTTTGTATGCATCAGGTACAGACATAGTATCTGTAGCATTTACAAGATCTGTAGCATAGGCAAAGTAACTATAGCTTACACTATAAGTAGCATCAGGTCTAGGAGTAAAACCAACTTTATTATCTAATGTACGATAAACATATATAGGTTGATCAAAATCACCTGTACTAGCTTCTGCATCTCTTTCAAAAAACCTTTTTATAAACGTATCATAGTCTATTAGTTTAAGGTTACGTGCAGAAAAATTATTAGTTGAGTCATAGTTGATTCTAAAAGAATCCCAATCAGCTATTTTAAAGTCTGACTCTAATGCATACTCTTGTGTACCTACTACCAGTGTCAAAGAACCAGCAGTAAAGTTAAAAGGGAACTCAAATTCCCTCTGAGATATTTCTTGTATTGAAGAGTTTATTGCATCTTTAACTTGTGCGCGAAAACCTGTAGCAGTTGGAAAATCAATTGAAGTTAATTCAACTTCATTCAAACGTCTAAGTGTATCATTAACTAATGTTAAGAATGTTGTAGCCATATCTCACCCAAATTAAAGAAGGGGATAGCCCCATTACAGAACTATCCCACAATACTTTATTATGCCAAGGCATCTCTCGCAGCGGAGGATGCTTCTGCTCCAGACTCATTACAATCAATGAGCGTAGCATATACGCGCAACCTACCTGTAGCAGGAGCTGCTCCAGCAATTGTACAATCAATAGTATCCGCAGTTGTGATAAATTGAGTGTAAGTTGAAGCGGCAGAACCTACAACAGTGTTGGTTTGACCGTTTGAACCAGCGACACAAAAACCAGTGTTTGTAATATCAGCACCGTCAATGATATCGTCACCTTCGCCAAAGTCCATGTCTAGAGTGCAACTTGAAGTAAATGCTTTCATAACTTCTGCACCAGCGTTGATAACTAACACACCTGCTGGAATTTCAAGAAGTTGAAAGATATCACCGTTTGCACCAGAATATCCTTTTGCGACCAAGTTATCAATATCAAGATATGCCTCGACATTATACATACTATGGTTTGTGCTTACTGCTGGAAGAGCTACAATAGTATTGGCTCCTACACCTGTAGTATCGGAGCTAGTCATATCATATGTTGCCATGATCTATTCTCCCTTATGAGTACAAGTTGTATTTGGCACGAACAAGAGCTTCAGGACGAAGAATCTTGCGACCATACAAATGCATACCACGAACGATGTCAGCAAAGCTGTCATTGTCACGATATGTTTCTACCTTCTCTACTTGAGAAGCTGTAGCAACAGCAGAATCATGTCCTGCAACAACCACACCAAAGTGAGATGCAGAACCACCTGTTGCGATTGTTCCAGCACCTGTTCCTACTGAAGGTAGGTTGTTCGACATATAAACTCTGAAACCACGAATCATGCCAGAGATAATTCTACCATTACGTAGAATGTCTGGATTTCCCGAAGCAAAATCGCTACTTAGCAATTTAGAGTTTTCATCGTTTAGTTCTTCTGCAAAAATTGGATCAACAACAACCCATCGACCATCACGGTCTACGTTTTGCTGATCTAAAAGTCTAGACATACGATTAAGTATTCCTAGTGGTGTAGCAACAGCAGAAGAGTTAGATGCAGACATAGCAACTGAATTAGCAGCAGTACCACCTGATGCAAAGTCACCATGAGTAAGTAGCATCGAAGATAATAGACCATCTGATCCAGCAGTAGAAATTGGATCAGTTCCTGACTTAACGTCATTTGCTGCACTTGCAACAGAGTTAAGTGAAGACTGTTTGAATCCAGAAAGATAGCCTAGTACCTCTTGGTCAAACTGATCTTTTAGACGATAGCCAGCACGATCACTAGCCATTGACTCAAAGTTTACATGAGAATGAGCTTCTTCAATGTCATCAATTTTAAAAGCAAAGTAGTTAGCTTTATCAACGACCATAGTAAAGTCATCATCTTGTAAATCTTGTGGAGTTACTTGCGTACCCCTTGCATACTCTTGAACCGTTATTTCAGGCTCTTTAATGATACGCACTGTATCACCAAAATTAGATATCTCACCAAAGTAATCACTGTTGGTTATATCTTCACAAATACTAGTTTTACGGAAAGCTGATTGTACCTTCTTGCTGTAAATTACAGGAGAGAAGTTACCATTAGGTAGATTTCCATAACCAGCTGCAGTCTTAAAAGCCATTGGTTATCTCCTTTCGGCTATATCGAAACGAGCCAACTTTGACAGTTACAAGGCTACATCTTTAGGGTGTAGGATAATCCTGGCCTAACGATTGTAGGTAGTTGATATGTTTAGAGTTAGCATAAACAGGAGGTAGTCTATAAAGAGGCTCCTAAAAGGAACTAGCCAATGTTTTAATCATCAGCTAGTTTTATAATTGTATATAGTATATCACATTTAATTTAATTTGTCAAGAACTTTATCTAGCACCAGCAGTTAAATCGTACACAAATGTACCATTTCTTACAGATTCTGAGATAGCTTCTTCAAATTTATCCCAATCTTTACTGCTAAGACCTTTTACTCTAGACTCTGACCATACATTTCTATCTTGATTTGCAGGTTCACTGGACCTAGAAGTTTTAGAAACTGCCTTGGCTGCATCTTTATTTGATTTAGATTTACTAGTTTTTTTAGTTTCTAACTTATATAAGTCAATTGCTTTTGCAGCAGCTCTAGGATCATTGTCATTTTCATACAATGCTGACTGTATCCATTTAGGTTGATCTGCAACCCAATCATGAAACTCTTGATCTGCTCTTATCTCTGCAAAGTCAGGGTGTAGTTTCTCTAACTCACTCTCTGCTTTCTCTAGCTGTACTTTAGTTTTTAACTCATCAACGTATTTAAGTTTTTCTTCTACGTCTTTACGAGCTTCTACAGCTTTCTTTGTTGCAATAGTTTCTACTATCTTAGCAACATCAGGATACTTTTCTGTCCATTCTTCTAACTCTTCATCAGTTTTAGGCAACTTTACTTGCTTACGTGTTAAGCTTTCTACCTGTTCTTGAAGCTTACGTATCTCATCACTATGTTGCTCTTGTAACTGTTGAGAGTGTCTTCTAAGATCTCCATACCTTTTCTTAAATGTTTTTTCTTCTGGTTCTAGATTTTCTTCTGGCTCTGCTTCTTCTTGATTGCGTTGAGCTTCTAGTTCTTCTATTTCTTTATCTACTTCTTCTATAGATTCTCTTTTATAACGTGTATTCATAGGTGCGGTTTTTATTTCTTGTTGTACTGATTCCATTTTAGTTTCTTTCTTTCGGGGCTACTAGTAGCTTCTTACCATAAGAAGGGTAGTAGGTAGCCTATACTAATGTCACACTATTGTAGTATCTTCAGAGGACATTAAACCTTGAAGAGGGAAATAACCAACTCCAGGTATATATACATTCTTATTTTTAAGGTCTGCTATTACATCATCTACTTTACTTACTTTTATATCTTTATCATCTATTTTACCATCTAACTCCATCTCTGAATCTCCAGGTTGACTTGCTTCTTTTTCTGATTTTTCTCTATCTCTTGATGCAGAAGGTGGTGGGTTATAACCAGTTATATCTGTAATTCCTTTTTGAACTCCTTGCATAATTCCTCTTACACTTTTAGCAAAACCAAAACCAGGAGCATCTGGATCTAAACCAGCAGTAGGATCTTTTGCTCTATCTTCATTAGGATTTGTTGTGGTTCCTACTTCTCTTGAAGTACGTTCATTAGGATTAGTTTGAGTTTCAGATTTTTCATTAGCTTTATCATTATCTTTGTCTTTATCTTTGTCTTGACCTGTAGCTTCACTAGGACTATTTGGTCCACCACTAGGATTTCCAACACCACCACCAGAACCATCATCACCAGAAGTAGAACCACCAGGAGCAAACTTTAATGGCTCTGGACACATCATACCTTTTGGTTTAGAAGATGCGATAATAAGTGTACCTTTAGATACAGCCTCTTCACCTTCTTCTGGTTCTAGGAACTTCATCTCTTTGTCATCTTCTTCAGGCTCACCATTCTTATCAACATTTTGGATCATACCTAGATCTTCCATCTGTTTTATCTCTGATAATACCTGACGATGCATATCCATGATACGCTCTAATCCTAAATACCTTACAACATTAGCAGGTAGTACGTATTCACCTTCTGACAACATTGCAGGTATATCATCAGCTACTTCTTCTGGTTTAGCTAAAGGTGGTGGATCACCTTCATCATCATCTTCTTCTTTCTTACCATCAAAGTCTGCTGTACCACCTTCATCAAATCTAAGTACATCATCATTAGGATCAGCTTCACCACCTACAGGGTTTACTTCATCATAAAAATAATCTGCACCCATGTTTAGTTCTGATTCAGAATTTCTACCATCAAACCCACCTGAGAATAAACTTTTTATAAATGAAAAATCTACAGGACCACTTCCAGCATCTATATCATCTCCTTCAAATTCACCACCCATAGGTTGAGCTTCATCTACAAAATAATCAAGGTCTTGTTCAGATCGTTCTCTTGGTTCCATATCTTTTTCTGGATTTAATTTTTTACCAGAACCTATTTCATTAGCATCTTCCATAGGAATACTATCTACAACACCAGAACCTAATTCATCAAAGTCTTCCATAGGGATACTATCTATAATAGAATAGTTAGGTGAAAAATCATCACTTTCTGGAAACTCAGCAGTTTCTTCTGGAGGACGAGCTAGGGGCATAGATCTTCTTTCTTGAGGTTCTCCTGTAATTTTATTAGGTCTATCAGTTCTACTATCACCACTTTGAATGCTCGTTCTAACCTCCCTTCGTTTTTCTGGATCAAATAAAATTTGAGTTTCTTCTAGATTATCCATATCTGAAACTTGAAGTTCTGGTGCTGTACCAACTTTATCACCACCATATGATACAAGTGGAGCATCCATACTACTAGTATCACCAATCATATCAGGACTTCTTGCTTCTTCTGAAATAACAGGATCAAAAAATGATTCTTTTCTTTGTTTAGCAGTATCTGATGTATCTATTACTGGACCCATTGAAACTGCCATGTCTTTAAATTTTTCTTGTAAAGTTTTAATTCCATCCATATTAAATTTTTCAGATGCACCTGCTGGTTTAACACCTATAATTTCATTAACTGCTTCACGTAAATAATTATATATGTTAAAACTATCGTTATCATTTAACTTATTTACTTCTTTTTCTATGTCTTTACTTTTTAGTAACTTATTTACTACTCCTGATGTCGGACCTGTTCCTACTACATCTAAAAGATCTCTAGCATTTTGAATTTGTTTAAGAGTTTTTATTGTTTCTTTATCTTTTAAGATATCACGAAATTTATCCATAGCACGAGTTACATTATCATCTAACCTATCTTCATTAGGATTACTTTGAGTTTCGGATTGATTTGTTGAAAGACCTAAATCAGACATTTGATCGTCTGTAGTTTTTTCGGTAGATAAATTACTTTCTTTAAATACAACATCTACTTCTCCGTACCCTAACATTTTTTGATTATTTGTATTTTCGTGAATTAAACCTTCCCAACCATCTGTTGTTCCTTTTGCTACATTACCTTTTCTTCCTATTCTTTTTAAAAAAGATTTAGCATTTCTTATTGTTGGATTTTCAAGATAAGTATTAAGCTCATTTTTTGCTAAATCTAATATTTTTCTTTTAGCCATAGCTCTTTGTACTTCTGCTGTAAAAAGAGTATCATCACTTAAACCTAATTTTTTTTGGTAGTCACCAACAACTGAAGAATAAGGAATAACTTTTCTTACACCATCTTTTGGATCTTTTTTAAATTCATTAGATAGCATTTGAAATGCACCCACTGCTGATGAACCTAATCCTGGTTTACTAGGAATTTTACCTTTAGTTTCATTAACTATACGTCTACCATTTTGTCTTACTTCTGCTAAAGTCATTTTAGTTAAAGGTTTATCAAATTTTACTAAATTAAAACCTATTATAGTATCATAAGGATTCCTACCGCCTCGATCTGTTTTTTCTGCTTTAATTATAATATCTAAAACTTTATTGAGGGCAATATCTTTTCTTCTATTCATTTCTTTTTTTGAAGCCATGTTAAGTTCCTTTTAATACTGTTTGTACATCTACACGCATACTTTTTAACTTTTTAAGCATGGCGATTGCACCTTGCGCTCTATATATCTCTACTTCATCTTCACTCTGTTCTAATACACGTAGCGCATCGTGTCTCTTAGAGTCTAAGTATAAGTTAAACAATTCCTCAAAGTCTGGTGTATTTACTAACGGTAAAATGTCTCTAGCAGTTTTAACGTCAAGCATTACCACCACCTCCTTGCTGTAGCATAGCCATTAACTCTGGCGGTATTTGTTGTCCACCACCTTGAGGTGCTTGTGCCTGTTGTTGTTGCTGTTGTGTTCCTTCATTGGGTCCACCACCTGTAGCAAATCCTTGTTCTCCTGGTGCAGGTGCTTGACCAGTTCCTATATTACCACCACCTGTTCCAGTTGGATCAATACCTTGTGGAGGTTGTGGATTCTCTTCTACGATTTGTTGTTGCATCTGTTGCAGTAACAACGCCTGTCTAAATGCTTCTTCAGGATTGTTTGTTACTTTATCTACATCCAGATCCATAGTTGCTGCTATCTCACGCATAATATATGGGAACTTAGCAAATGGTGCTAGTACAGGACTGCTTGCAATCTGTAAGAAACTGATAAGACGCTGAGATCTAACTTCATTCTTCATAAAGCTTTCAGTACCTCTAGCTCTTACTTCCAGATCACCACGTATCTCTGGATCAAAATCAAACTGCATATTAAATGCAAATATTGCCTCACCTATTGGGCGTAGCATATAGTCATCCATATTCTTAATCACTGTACGTATTGAATTACTGGCTGCACCCATCAACATAGATATACCTGATGCAGTTCTACCTGTTCCTTGCACACCAGTTTGTCCATATGAATACGATGGTAATCCTGATGACTCATCCGATAATACTCTTGCTTTATCAAACAACATCATATTTTCACTTGACACGTTTGGAAACTTAGTACCAAAGATAGCCTGTCCTGGCGCTCCACCTTGTCTTCTAAAGATTTTACCAGGATATACTGTAAGATCCTGACCAGGTGCTAGGTTTGTTTCATCTACCTCAATCAATAGATTACCAGATAAGATAGCATTGTCAACTGCTAATCTCATAAAACCGTTCATTAATGTTTGGGTATCATCCATATTTTCTGCTAGACCTACACCAAAGAAACTATATGGGTTGATCTCATATGGACTTGCAACATAAGGAATACGTTTAGGTGTAAATGGGTTGATAACAAATCTTAGAATCTGATTGTTACATACCCAACAGTTAATCTGTATCTCATCATCATTGATATACTTCTCTGGTATTTCTAGATCCTGTAGTGATGCTATATCTTTATCTATTGTACCCCAGAACTCTAATACTTCAAATCGTTCTACATCACCAGATCCACTACCAGCAGAATGACCATCGTTTCCAAAGTCAGAAGCAGTTTCAGCATCCTGTATACTATCTTCCCACCATTCCTGAGAATAGTTTTCACCATAACCAATAGCTTCTTCTATAGCTTTAGATCTAAAGAAAGGACGTTTCTTCAATGCTCTTAGTTGTGGTCTAGTTAAACGATGGCGTTCAATTGTATACGTAGCATCTTCTATATTAAATGCATCTGGATCAGGATAGAAATCCCACACAGAAGTATACTCTACCTTTGGTATTGTTTTGATGATTGGATCATACTCACCCTCTTCATCCCAGTTTGGATATTCTTTATCTACAGCAAATGGGCCTTTCATTATTGCAGTACCAAACAGCACACACTCAAATACAGAGTGCCTTAGATGTTTAGTTGCAGAGGATTCTTCTAGCTGATCTTTAATTTTCTTTTCCATCTTCTTAGCTGCAACCATAGAGGGATGGAATGTAATAGCGGATTGTGTTTGTCCTGGTCCTTCTTTAAGACCTTCTAGATCTTCTAGGTCTTCCTGTAAAGGTCCAAGCATTTCTTTGAGCATGTCTGTGGTGGTGCCAGGTTCTAGATCTAAACCATCACCGACATAACCATATTGGTTTTTTATTTGATCTAATGCATCTTCCTGTTCCTGTTCTTTTGGATCTATGTGAACAGTATCTAATACACCTTCAGGTAATGCTGTAGGTTCTATACCAATAGGAAATCTATTCTGACTAAATAGAACATCTATAAGTTGACCATACGCAGCAAGTACTTTAGTTTTTGTTACTTTAATAAATACTCTTGACTTTTCTGTTTCGGTAAACTGAACATCAGGACCATACAATCCACGATAGTTTCTATATGCCTGTACCCATCTTTCTTCATCTGTATATCTTCTAGTTCTTGCACGTTCATATCTACCCTTGACATAACTAACTAAATTATCGTAGGTTTCTTCTTCAGCATCAGCATCTTCTAATGCACTTAGTTCATTTTTGTCTACCATATTTTTTCCTTTTTGGCTGCAAGGTTCTATTTAATTTCTTTGATACAACTGCTAAATTTTTTCTCCTGTTGTCTCTAGGATTACCATTTTTATGATGTACCTCCATACCTTTCGGAGGTTTTAACATCTTTCTAGCTTTATTTCTACCTGCTCTATCTAGCTTACCTTTAGCAGTTCCTTGGGTTCTAACATATTCTTTTTTATAATTTCTAGGTTTTTTCATATCAATACCAATGACTATAAACAAATACACCGATAATAAGTACTAATCCAAGTATCATACCAGCGTATGCCCAAAACATCTAATATCCAAACGTAGCATCCGATGCTTGGTAACGGTGTTTAGGTGTATTCTCATACGCTACTCTTATATTTGTAGGTCTAGACATTATCATATACCTTAGTGCATCATATAAGTGATCTTCAGACTTAGTATCAACATCTTCAGGGTTTCTAGCATCCACTGGTAATGCTGCTATCTGACTGATCAGGTTCTTACAATTCTTTAATATCTTTAACTTAGGCTCATCAGTGTCTTCATCAATCATTAATCTTTTATGTAACTCTATCTTACCTGCAACTCTAGATCCTGGTGATCTATCTGATGGCCTAAATCTACATCCTTCTTTATTTATTGTCTCTGCTATTGATGGACCTACATCACCTCTCTTAGCCCAACATGAACTATCTAGTAATGCATCCTGTATTCTACCATCATCAGCCTCTACTTCCATAATCATCTGACCCAACTTATCTGCTGTCAAACGATTTACATACAACTCTCTATATATCCACAAACAACCATCAAAATCTACAGCACCCCATAATATTGCTGAATGTGCTGCATATCCAAAATCTGCTGATCTTATCCTTGTCCAACCTTTAGGTATCTCAAAACTATCACACGTATGCGTTGTCTTATCAAACTCAGGAAACGCACCTTCTTCAACTACATCCCAATCACCATACAGAAACTGTTTACGTTTAACTTCTGGTAGTGATGCCAACATAGCAACATAACTCTGATCTTGTGTAAGATACGGATTATCCCATACTGATGCTGCTATAAACTTTCTTGTTATTTCGCTTGACAGTGTTCTACCATCTAGCTCATACTCTATCTTCTCAGTTATTCTAGTGTTTGGTTCAGCAGGATCTATAAATAACTTCTTAACCCATGCTGATCCTATATTACCTGGATTACCTGTAGCTCTCATATGCAAAGGTATACTAGGATCTGTAGTACGTAACGATGACTTTAAGAACTGCCATATATCTGAATTAGCATATTGTGGTAGCTCATCTATACCAATCCACGAATAGGACTGTCCTTGATATCTTAACACATCTTGTAAGTTTTCGCAATACCCAAATTCTATTCTAGCTCCACTTGGAAAGTACCACGTATTCTCTTGACTCTTAAACTTAGCTTTTGGTTCAGCCTTACGATATATTTGCTGAGTTTGAAATATAACATCTCTTAGTTCTGGCATCGAACGTCTTATAAGCAATGCACGATGAGCAGGTTTATGTACATATCTTAATGGAGCTATAAGAAGAGAATAAGTTTTACCACCACCTCTTGCACCTCCATAGAAAACTTCACGTTCATTAGCAGAAAGAAATTGTGTTTGAGGGCCAGGATTTGGCTTGAAAACAACTTCAGGTTCTTTCTCTTTAGTGTCCGTAAAGTTTATAGATTCTTCTGGCTCCTTACCATTGTCTAGTTCTTTACTTAATCGTCTCTTCGCTTGATCTGCCTTGATTCGGGTTTGTTTCTCAGTGTTTTTAAGGTCTTCGATTCTTCGTTGCTTGGGAGATAATTTACGTCTGCGAGTTTTTCTCCTAGCATCCAACTCTTCTTCAGTCCATGCCAACTTGTGTAACCTAGTAGCAGAAAGTTTTCTACCAGTTTCATTTTCTAACCACGCCGCCACCTTTCGTACAGAGTGATTACCTTCACGAATTTGAGTAATCGCTTCATCGAATTTACAAAGCACTCCTTCATTCGGCAGATACCACGCCACATTCCCTGCATCAACCTCGTAATCGTATCCATATGGGATTTTACCGATTGCTTTAATTTTTCTACGACTTGCATGATCAATCCTCTTTAGTGTCATCATCTTCCTCTAGGGGAGGCAATATCACAACAGCAGAAGCTACGCCTTTATGCTCGATCTTCTCTGTTTTAACTATACCAGTACGGTCTAGGATTTCTTTGGCAGCAGCTAGTTTATCTCTATTACCTAAAGCACTAGGATCATCTAGTATGCCTGACATAGATAGAACAGCTTTAGGAGCATTAGCAGCTAACATATTCTCTGCTCTCTCTATTATCTCACTCTTTAATTGGCGAATAAGTCTTGCAGGATACTCTGTTGAAGCATACCCTGCAACATTCATAGCTATACGAAAATTACCTTGTGCTACTCCAAACAAAGCGTTAAGAAATTTTTCTTGTTGCTCAGTCACATTAATAACCTTTCTTGTACATCCCACCTCGTTTGGTGAAACCACCTTCTCTCATGCCATAGGTTTTTTGCATTGTACCACCCATGTTCTTTTTTGATTTCTTTTCGTTTTTGTCTTCTTCTGCCTCATCTTCAAAGAAAAACTTTCTTTTCTCTTCATCTATTTTTTCTAGTTCTTTTAATCTGGCTTCTCTTTCGTTACCTTTTAGTTCTTTTCCTTTTTCTATAACCATAAATTTAGCCATAATTAAGTTCTCCTATAAGCTCTAGTCTTCTTTGCAATACTCTTTGGTTGTTTAACGTGTTGTTTACCAGCTTTCTTGCCTTTTCTTTTTGCAGCAGTCGTTGCCGCATATTCTTTACTACTTAAAGATTTAATGGCTGCTGATGGTAGATATCTTTCTCCAGTAGCTTTCGGGCCTTGCGTAGATGGTTTACCAGACTTGGTACGCCACTTCTGTTTTCCCCATTTTTTAAGACTTCTTTGTGGTGCTTTCATTTTTCTCTAGAGTTCCATAAATCAAATAGTACTTTTACTTTTTCTTTAAGTGTGTCTATTTCTCCATGCATTTTAGCTAACACTATAACTAAGGTTACGAAACCAAATGCTATAGGCCAACCAGATACGATTACCGACCAAGTATCATCCATGTCACGATTTATAACCTCCCCCAGCTTTCTTATAAGCTTTTGCTAACATCTGAGCTTTTCTCGCTGACCATTGTCCACTAGCACCGCCCTTACTACCTGCCTTAATACGATTGAATATCTTCTTTCGCATACCAGGTTTAGTATAATTACCTGATTTATTTACTGTGCTTTTGCTTTTTGTTTTTGCTGCCATCTGAATACAAGTTGTTAAAAGTGGTATTTGGATCTAGATAGGATTCATGCCCCTCTGCTGAATGGACCCATTGAGAAGGAGCAAAATCTGGTACACCTTCACCTGTTCTCCACAAAGCAGGACTCGTAGCTCTTACTCTATTGTTTGGTAACGCTACAAAGTTACCTGTCCATTTACCTGCGTCAGTCAAGTATAACACATGAGACTGCTTATGTTGTGCAGGATCATCAGCTATATCATTGCCTGTATAATCTACAGTAAATAAATATTTACCTGTATGAAACTCCCCATCAATCTTACATATCCAAGGTGATGAGCTAACCCTGTCCATTATAGTTACACTATGCTCTCTCGATTCACAATCCCAAGGCTGACACAAATGGTCTTGCATTGGTTTAGGCCATTTCTTTAGAGGAATGTCAGCTACTAATGCTTCAATTGGCATCCTCGCCCACATTGCTCCCCCATGTATATTCTCTTCTGGCCCACCTTCTAGATCTGCTTCACAACCAGTAAACACTACTTGAAAGCTTAATGACCTATCTGGTATTGTATTAACCGCGATTGCGATTGCATGAAGGAACTCACCGTGATATTCAGTATGATTACTAGTAAATTCCTTCCGTACCCAACAATTAAAATGAGGTACATTACTTATAAGGTAAGGCATTACTTACGTTTTGTTGCTCCACCTTTTGACATCTTCTTGGTAGCTTTACCACCATATCTCATTTTCTTAGGGCCGCCTTTTGACATTTTTTTAGTCTTCTTCATAGTCTTACCTTTCTTTTTACGAAGCATAGCAAAATCTTTTTTTGTAATTTTACCATCTCCGTCCTTATCTAATTTCTTTTGATTACCTTTTGCGTTAGCCATATAAAATCCTTTTTAAATAGTCACTGCTAAAAATAAAAGCCCCCACCTATATGACTACCTTGCCCACGTTATCAACCTCTGTTACGCCAAAACTCTTTACTCTTAACGTATTTATTAACGTCTACCATTTCTTTATTAGCTTTATGACAGTCACATCGACATACTTCAGGGTCACATCCACATTCTATGCAGCTATCACAATGTGTTCCATTAGTAGTTAACGTATTACACTCACATACTTGACCTTCTTCTGCATCATCACATTCACATAACGTAATTGAATCTACTTTTACCCACTCTTCATCAAGTAATAACTGTTCACCTTTGTCTTTCACTGCATAATCCCTTTGCATATAGTATCTTCTATAATAACTCATCTACCACTTCACTTTATGGCTCCAGTATTTAGCAGAGAGTTTAGTTTTAGGCTTACCTTGTGCATTATGTCTTGCGTAATAAGACCTTTTCCTAGCTTTATCTTTCTTAGTTTTGGGATTCTTACCTGCTCCACGCACTCCTTGCTGACCAAATCTAATTAATCTGATCTTATCACCCTCTTTAGCAAGCACTGCATGGCTTTTTTTAGGATGTTTCGGTGTTCTCTTAGGCTTATTATAGCCAGAAAACTTCTCCCCACTTTTTTCTACCATAACATCTCCATAAAAATAAGGGAGTTACCTACTACACTTTGGAAGACTCCCTTAAAAATCTGTTTTTCGCTGCAATCACTAGCCTATTTACCATATACTCCGCAGAAATATAGATAATATAGTCGCAGTAGGTATTATGGTACGGAGTATATCACATTTTAGATAAATTGTCAAGCAAAATTACGGAATAACTGTTTAAAATACGCAATATACGTTAATACGTGAGCCGTAGCCCCAAGGCGAAGGCGATCTATTACTAAATAATGTTAAAAAACTATTTAATTATGTTAATACGTGTTTACATTGCTGCCGATTTATGATATTTTACTAAAATATATAGGCTTTGCGTTGCAACCCTTAGTAAGATACTCCGTTGGAGCTTCGTATCCAACTAAGATTACGAATCTTACCATATTTTTATACGTTTGTCAAATCACAAATTGTTACAATGACTGTAATATTTTGTGATAATTCTTAATAACTACTTGTTTACATTGAATTTTTGCTAATTTTTCATAACCGTATATACGTATAACGGGGCGAGGGGCCATGGCGATTACCCACCACATACTCGATACTTCTTGGTACGGAAAATGCAATGACAGGATGGATAAAATTTATCTAAAATGCAATATATACCAGGATTTTGGTCGAGAGCTTTTGAGTAGGTCGAGATAATGGCATGGAAAATATCCATACCGTCTCATTTTATAGGCTTCACCCATATATGGGGACGTGGCCGTTATTATTCTGGCTAACTCTTACTCACTGAGTAGAACTAATAGACTGTAACAATTCGTGATAATTTTTTTTTTAAAATACGTATTATTTTCTAGACACTAATATCACCATTTGCTAATCTCTTTTTATTGGAAGTCGTATTGATCTTCCTCCCACGCCACTAGCCGACTAAATTCGGTTTTAGGGTTTTCTCGTTAAAGTCGAGGTAGCAACTTGAACTCGCGCAAGTGATGTTGCTGGGGGACGTAACTCTAAAGATTTCTAATATTTTTTTAATCTCCATTTTCAAGATTGGAATTTTATTATGAGTAACGTAAAATTTGAAGTAACGAAAGCTGACGAAAGACGTTTTAGAACTTTGGTCGATAATGCCACCAAAGCTGAAACTAAGGTTTTAGGCAATGTTAGAACTCATGTACTAAAACAGTTTAATGATAGTCATGCTTTCGTAAAGTTGGCTGATGCCGTTAGATCCGTTCTCAACACGTTGGGTAACTCTAACATAACGCCAACTATCAAGTCGGCCTTATCGCTCGATCAACTCAGTGATAAAAGCTGGGCTATGTTGAAGCTTATGACTAGCGACTATTTCAAAAAGACTATTTTGGTAGCTATCAAGTCTGATAATCCAGCTAACTATACACCATGTTTGGCGGTTGGTTTGGATGCTATCTATAATTGGTCTGAGCGGTATTGTCGTGCTAATGAAGTAAAGCTTGACGGTACGCCGAAAAAGAAAAGTAAGAAAACACCGAAAACTCCTAATTCAGCAGGATCGGTTCAAACTAATGAAAGATCGGATAATGATAAGCAAACGCTATCAGATCAACCGATGACTAAACAAGAAATTGTCTCAATGATTGTTAATTCAACTAACGCGACTGATAAGAAAATTGTTCTCGAAGCGTTGGCCGAAA